GCAGAAGCGTAAGCACCCTGTCCAAGATGCGGCAGAGGGGCGATTCACCTGATTTCATATTCATGCCTAAGAGGACCTATTACTACACGATTCCCGCCGTAGTTGCATGGCTTCAGTCATTACAGAACGCCTCGACGATACCGCATGGGCCACAAAAGCGTACTAATGAGGCGCCGAAATGACGGACAACGCAAGCAAAATTGAGTCGGAACTGATGATCTTACATGCCGAGGCATCGGACTTGATGGTGGATCTTCCTGATGTAGAAGAAGGCCCGGAGCTGAAAGAACAGCTGTTACGCCTATGCATGAGCATGATCAAATCACTTCGGCGCATATGGTTTCTACAGAAGACTTGGGGCAGAATTTCAGAAAAGAATGACGTCGAGAAAGCGAAAGGATGACGGATTTTAAACAGTAAAAAAAAAGAGGAGGCACCGAAAACTGCCTCCTCAACAATAGGACCATGCTATGACTGACGATATCAGAATGACCGCGATCGCGCAACTGGAAGATGAGACAACACAGGGGATTCAGGGTGGCCCTAATCCGAAGTTGTTTTGCACAGGTGTGAAAAAACCTCACGGCAATGACGAAAAGACCAAAGAGCCTATCTTTAAACCGTACTCCTACAGTGAGCTTCAGAGGCTTCCTCCTAAAGAATGGGTGGTAAATCAGATCTTCGGGACCGGCGATCTTTGCATGATTTATGGTGCTTCCGGATGCGGTAAAACCCTTGTAGTCATCGACTTGATCGTAGCTCTATACAAGGGTGGCCAATGGGCAGGCCGATTTGATATAAAAAAACATCCGCTGAATGTTTTCTACTGTGCTGGCGAAGGCACAAGTGGATTGCCAGCTAGATTTAAAGCGGCTGTAAAGTATTGTGGACTTGATGACTTACCCAACCTAACGTTCTTCGATAAGATTCCTCAATTTTATGACGATGGACCAGAATCAATCGCGATCTTTGTGGATGAGCTAAAGGCTCGACTGGATGAAAGCAAAGGCACCCCGCCTGAGCTTCTTGTCATCGACACCATGCACACTGCCATCCTAGGGGCTGAAGAGAATTCGTCCAAAGATATGGGAGTGGTTTTGCACAAATGCCGGAAGATAGCCAACGAGATGAAATGCACGGTATTGCTTATCCATCACACCAATAAGCTTGGTTCATCAGAAAGGGGAAGCGTCGCTGTTCGGGCTGCTTGTGACACCATCATTGAAATTCAGGCGGCAGTACCTGGCAAGTCGCCTGCAAAAATGGTCTGTTCAAAGGTTAAAGATGAAGAAACCTGGCAGGCGCAAGAGTTTAGCCTCGAGAAGACGGATGGATGCTTAAGTGTTCACGTATCATGGGGTGAGCTGTGCGAAGCAAATCAGTCTGGACAGAATTCGGCAGGAAATGAAGAACGGTATAAAGAAGCTCTTTTAAATGAATTAAGTAAAGATCCTGGATTAATGCATAGTAGCAAACGATTGTCTATGATTACTGGACAAAGCGTTGATTATACAAAACAAATATTAATGAAGATGGTGGATGAGGGAATGTGTAAGAAATCGTTGCCATTTCCCGACAAACGTCCAGGACCTCACAATGCTTGGCAATTTTATATTTAATGTTTACATGAAATTCAATCTGCATAGGTTTTTTGCCATGTCCCATTTCTTGCATAGCATAGTGCTATTACTACGTAATATAGCACTACTATGCAAGAAAAAATGGCTGCATAGCTGGTTCACACGCACTATGCAAGGAACTATGCAAGAGCGATATGTGGCTCAGGATGGTGTATCGAAGAACTATGCAAGGTTTTTCGTTGCATAGTGAACTATGCAAGAAGGATAAATGAAGGAAAAACTATATAGGTTCAGAATGAACGGAAGCCAAAGGAATAAGAAACGCCGGAAAGAAGTAACTATGTTAACCCTTTCTTCGGCGTATCTTATTTTTGTTAAGGAATCTTATGCCATATAAAACATTTAATGAACAGATTGCCGAACATGTGAACTATCTACAGTCTCAAGGTCTTGATGTTGCCGCTGATGATCTGCAAATTGATACACCAAAGTGGGTGCGATGTAAGGAAATAGGTCAGACAGAAGGAAGACCGCATGGCGCATACATTACCACTACTGAGAAACTACACAATGGCCTATGTGGCATGAAGACGACTAGTCGCGGATCTGACGGCATAGAGCATTGCAATACCTACGGTCTATGGCCGGATGCTGAAGAAAAATCGAAACTGGAAGACTTAAGTGGTGTCGCCGATGCCAACGGTGACGATGAACATGAGGTGGCGGCCCGTAAGGCTTATGGCTTTTGGCAATTCAGCAACGTCAACGGACGCTCTGACTACCTGGAACGAAAGGGGGTTGGATCCTATGGCATCAGATTCCGCAACAGCGCGCAGTATGGCAACACGGCCGTTGTGCCGATGTACGATGAATACGGCAGGCTATGGAGTTATCAGCTGCTGAATCCCGACGGTACCAAGAGAATGCCTAAAGACGCCCGAACTGATGGCTTATTCCATATGCTGAAGCGGCCTACTGATGGGCGGCTCATCGGCATCGCGGAAGGGTATGCGACGGCAGCAACATGCCTAGAAGTCACAGGAATACCCACCGTTTGCGCGTTCTCATCGGAGAATCTGACCGCTGCAACCGAGGCTATACTGAACCTTTTTCCGGCGTCTCCTATTGTCTTGTTCGCTGACAATGACAGACACCTCAGCAAGAACATAGGGCTAACGAAAGCCAAAGAAGCTCAAAGCCTGAATCCGGAGAGGATAACTATTGCGATACCTGACTTTGGCGACGTACCCGTGGCTAAAGATGCTAGCGATTGGAATGACTTGGCTAGAATACGCGGTCGCGATGTTGTTAAAAACCAAATTCAAAATTTGTTAAAAACCAAAACAATGGCAGCGATGGGAGATTAAATATGAATGTTGAGATCGTTGAATTCTATTTAATTAAAAGAAACACGACCAGTCAAAAACTAGAGGGGTCGCTACGTGTGAGGCTAACCGACTTTGGCATCCAACTGCTCGGCATATACGTAACAAAGAGCAAAACTGGTTGGTTTTTCAGGACGCCACATGGACGAGGCACAGACCCTAAGACAGGGGCTACCGTTTATTTCCCGTTCCTCACCTTTGACGACAAACAGCAGCATACCGTGTTCATGCAGGCTGTTCGTGAAAAAGGCATCCCCTTCATAGAAAAGAAACTTGCTGATCTTGATGCGGCGGCTGACGTGGCTGCTGAATCAACAAATGAAGAAGTTGTTATTAACAAAAATTAACTTGGAGCTTTGTTTAGTATGGAAGTATCAAATTGGAAGCCCATAAATAAAGGGTTTTTAAAAGGATCTTTTGACGTAACTATCAATCAGTATGGAATTACAATCGTTGACTGCGCGCTTTTCGAGAAAGACGGTAAGCGATGGGTTAACTTTCCTAGCAGAAAGTACACCTCGGGTGGTGAGGAAAAGCATTTTGGTTAGACCGAGTGGTCCACTTCAGTGCAGAGATAGGAAAAATAAGAGATTTGAAGAAGGCCGCAAGTAGAGAAGAAATAACATTATAAATGAAAAAGGGGGAGCCCTGAAAAACCTCCCCCAAAATAGGACCTGTATATGCCTGATGATAGCACACAGAAGTTGACGGCGCAACAGAAACGGGCGCGGGAACTGGAAAACAAAAGAGATCAGTGGAAACAAGATTATGAACAGGCCACCAAAGACAAAATAGCCCTTGGGTACGGTGACGTTGCGGAAGAAGAATTTATCAAGCTCTCTTCTAACGAGAAAAAGGGGCAAGTGGAGATGTCGAAGATCATTGCCCTACAAGACAACTTTCGACGCCTTGATGAGGAACGCAAGAGCCTGTGGCCTGAAGAGGCTATAGTAGAAAAGATGAATGAAAAACTCGCTGTGGTTTGCACCAAAGGCGGAACATTCTACCTTACGGAGAAATATGATTACGAACTTGAAAGAGACTCGTTTGTTCTAGACAAGAAGCAATCAATGAAAGATTTCTATGTAAACAAGAGAGCGACGTGCTCAGACGGCACTAGAAAATCGGTGTTCGACATATGGGATCAACATGAAAATCGTAGGGAATTCCCAGGAGGGATTGTCTGTGACACTAGAAGGGTTGGTAATCACAATGGAACATACAATCTATATACGGGCTATACAAAAGAGCCTAAACAAGGCGACAGCTCGAGATACTGGGATTTTGTTTTCGAAATTGTCTGCGCTGGAGATGAGAAGTTATATAATTATGTAAGAAAATGGATCTCATACGTCTTTCGATTTCCACAGCGCCTACACACCGCATTGGTGATTCAGGGTGAACCAGGGGCAGGTAAAGGTACTTTCGTCCATCCATTTGGCATACTCTTTGGGAAGCACTTTAATCAATGTAACACGCCCCATGAGCTGCTTTCTCATTTTAACTGGCACCTTGCTTACACCATTCTTGTCGAAGCAAACGAAGCTGTATTGGGTGGTGATAAAAAAACCTCTCAGCATATCAAGGCACAAATTACAGAACCATTTATTAATGTGGAGCAAAAGGGAAGAGACATACAACAGATGCGAAATCTTAAGCACTTTGTCTTTTTGAGCAATGATAACCATCCTGTTGATATAGACCCTGGCGATCGACGTTTTGTAACCATGAAAATATCAAGAAAACGTGTCGGAGACCATGCCTGGTGGGAGGAATTTTACAAGTTCTTAGATACCGAGAGCGTATTGCCAGCCATCCTGTTTGATATCTTAAATGAAAATCTTGATGGGTTTAACCCGAAGGTTTTGCCAAATCCAGAAGCATCCTTCGCTATAAAGCTTAGAAGTGCAAATTCAGTTGCTCGGTATTTGTACGAAGTTTTGACAGTGGGCTGTTTTGATGTTGGGAACGGCGCTCCAAACGAAGCATGGATAGACTTCCCTAAGAGCAAGATATTTTCAGATTATCAAACATGGTGCGTTAATAACGGAGAAAAGCAAGTTTATAAAAATTGTTTTTCAGAAGAAATGAAAGAAATAATACCTTCAATAACAAATGGTGGTCAATCAAGAGATTATGACAGAAAGAGAATTTATAGTATCCCTCCTCTAGAAAAAGCGAGAGCTGAATTTCAGGCAAGGTTCAAGGCGGATAGTGAAATATGGAACTGAAGATGTCACACGGTGTCACGCCACTGTCACACCATGATTGTCCTGAGTTTTTAGAGAGAATGTCACAGCTGTCACAACTGTCACATATGATTTATGAGAAATCACAAAAACTGTGGAAAATCCTCGATTTCGAGACCTGTTTGCAAAAGAAACTGAAAAACATCATTTTGCCTGTGACAGCTGTGACGGAGGCTTATAATCAATGACTTACATGCGTTTTTTGCCTGTGACACCACCTGTGACAGCTGTGACACCACGACTTCGAGGATTTAGCGATCTATGACACTTCTTGAATTGGCAACCGAGGTTGGTCTTGATCCTAAGAAGGTCGCGACTACAAAGGGTGGCGAATACTCATCTTCATGTCCATCTTGTGGAGGAACCGACAGATTCAGGATGTGGCCGAATGAAGAGAGAAAGAATTGCTATGGCAGTTACTGGTGCCGGCAGTGTGACATTAAAGGGGATAGCGTTGAGTTCTGCATAGAATTTCTCAACCTATCATTCGTTGACGCTATTGAGAAAGTTGGTGGAACGCTGCCCGATAAGTCTTCATCATTCTTCCCTCATCAGGATCAATATCGTTCATTTGCTGTAGTAACTCCTCCTTCTGATACATGGATGTCTATGGCAGAGCGGTTTGTCTCATGGGCACAAAATGAGATTTGGAAACAGCCCGATATATTAAAGATGCTTTCTGGAAGAGGCCTCCCCCAAGAAGCTATAGAGAAATACAGGCTGGGATATTGCAGCAAGGGGATCTCTGACAAGAGAGAACGCTGGGGGCTGGAACCCAAGATTGAAGAAGGGGAGGCCAAGGGGCTTTGGTTGCCCGAGGGGATAGTCATTCCATCAATAGATGCAGGCAAGATCGCCAGAGTGAAGATACGAAGGACGGGATGGCATCATGGCGATAAGTATGGGAAGTACTGGATAATCTCTGGTGGGATGAATGGGTTTAACATCGTCGGAGATCTTAGTCGCGATGTAATGATCGTTGTAGAATCAGAACTTGATGCTCTTGCTTTGCACTTTGCCGCTCCTGATCTTCTTGTCGCTGTCTCCGCAGGGAGCAATACCACCAATCCAGACAACGTCACTGACTATCTTGCTAAGAAAAAACCTAGTCTTTGGATCTGCCATGACAACGATGAAGCTGGTCTAGCTATGCTCTCCAAGTGGGAGAAACTGTATTCCCATTGCGTTCCTCGTCCTGTTCCTGTTGGAAAGGACGTAGGTGAGGCGATACAAGGCGGCTTTGAATTGAGGGAGTGGTTGCTAAAACATTTTAAACAATAATTCGAGGAATTTACGTATGAGAGTATCTAATTGGAAAAGCATCAGCAAAGGCACCCTGAAAGGCTCTTTTGATATGACGCTTATCTTGGATCAAGGGAAATTTGAGATAACGATTCACGAGTGTACGTTGTTTGAGAAAGACGGGCGGCAGTGGATTTCTTTCCCCAGCAGGAAATACGAAAAGGATGGAGAGGCAAAATACGTGCCCTATGTGAGTTTGCCCAAGGAGCTGAAAGCAAAAGTTGAGGCAGAATGCCTGAAGCAATTGTCAGAAATAATGGAAACAGCCCCTGTGGTTTCTGGGTCTCCTGAAATACCTTTCTAGCGCTTATCTGCCAGGGTCATAGGACGCACAGAATCGAGCTACAAGCTCTATGAGGCATTCATCTGTATAAGAAGACTACCTATGACCGTTTGCGAGCCCTGAGAGTGAAATGTAGCCCTAAGTTGTAAAGGAAATATTTGAATCATTATCCCTTTCTGGGGTAAGTTTAAGAAAAATAGATCGAAGGAATTTTTTTATCTATGGGTAATATGAAGAAGAGCAAGGCTGGTAGGCCAAGAATTGAGCTCGACGAGAAACAGATTTTGGAGCTGGCAAATATCCAATGTACCACGAAAGAGATCGCAGCAGTGATGGGCTGCTCCGAGGATACTCTAGAAAGAAATTATGCGGGGATTTTAGAAGCTGGTCGTGAGTATGGTAAGAGCAGCCTTCGGCGAGCACAATGGAAATTGGCGATGAGCGGAAATGCTCAAATGCTCATATGGTTAGGCAGGATGGTTTTACAGCAGCGGGAAGAAATCAACCTCACTTCCAATGAAGCAGATGTTCGAAAGCTGTTGGAATCTTGGGAAGTCACGGCTAAGAAAAAGACTTTTTCTGATAGAGCGAGAGAGAACAAAGTGATTGCGATAGGGGAATAGGCTATTCATTCTCACTCAGCTTTCTAGCCTCATCCTGCTTTCGTCTTTTCCTAAACCACTGCCATATTTCGTCATCTGTATAGTTCGATTTTAAAGCATGTTGTTTGTGTTTATAGGTTTTCACACATGCATATACAATGACAATTACAAAATAATATATGTATTTAAGTATGTAAAACAGCCCGATAAGAAACATTGTTACAAGAAGTATTTTCATTTTTTTACTTTTCTGTATATAGATTGGCCTGAAAAATTATCTAGGAAAAATCCTAAATGATGTAAACGTATCCAACACAAAAAGAATTGTAATAACAACCGCAAGTCCTATTATTTCAAGTGCATCTTCCATTCTTTTTCCTTTCCTCCTGTTTTCCCTCAGTGAAAGACGATATAGAAGATTCCCATCACCAGGCACACCCCATCGATCAGGATCCCGATGGCAAAGGGCAGCACATAGATCACTGTGAAGTACAGCAGGAAAAGAGCTCCTACTAGCCAGAAGATTGCTCTGAATATTCCTTGTAAAAGCTCGAGCATTACCCCCTCCTTCCTGTCTTTTTTGAGCTGTAGATATCCTCTGGCAGCATGTTCGCTCACTTTTCTCGCTGAGGATTGTATCACAGACGGGATTTAACGATCCTGAGAGACGTAATTCATGCAGAATAGGATGTCTATGAGGGAGGGAGGCAAAGAATGCAATCTGGAGCAGTTAACTAGGCAAAACGCCCTTAAGAATAGCTGTGAGGGCAATATTGGTGAGTAATGTCGAAAATGGCCCCACACTCATACTTGAATGGCTTTCTGCATAAATCTTTGGCTTGGGCGAGGTTTTGGCCTGAAAGAGCATGAAGAGATTGGTGGTGGTGCTGGCGTTCTATCTCTGCCCCTGCTACCACTATATTGATGGTCTCACATCGTTAGGCGGACATCACCTTTAAGAAGGTGTCGAGAGTTGGATTCTTGTGCTCAAGGCAATGTACTATCGTTGATCGTGAAATATGGCTATCCTTTGAAAGCTTGGACTTATTGACAGCCCAAAGGTAGTTTGTGAATATCTCTTTTGCCCCAGCAACATCCCCATTTAAAATACACTCAAAGATCGCCTCGAGAGTGAATTTCTTGTTCAGGAGTTTTTCCATAGGATCGAACGTCTTCACTCCGATAAATCCCTCAACTGGTTTTCCTTTTTGACAGGATTCTTCCTGCTTTTTCAATATCTTTTTCTTGTCCATTTTTACTTCCTCCTAAGATCACTAAGACATTAGATTCTTTGATATACGAGTAATATATTCTTCTGCCATTTCGCCACTTCAGTTCCCATACCGAATCATCGTCAGAAACAGACTTGTGATCTCCAAAATGGCCTTCCTCTTGTATGAGGGCCAATCGCTTGGCAATCTGCTGCTGACTTTTTTTCGTCTGAGACTCTTCCCATTCATCGTATTCTATGGTGGACGAAAGCACATATCTCTTCATAGCATTAGTGTACCATATATGGACTACTTTTTACCAGGGGAATTATTGAACTAGCTGTATTTTCTTCGATGCATTCTCAGCACGAGAGCTTTTATCATACGCGTTCACCATCTCATCAGTTTGCCCAGTAATCTTGCCTACATCACTGTTAGAGAGCCCTTGTTGCTTGTAGTATGTTATTGCTGACGCCCTCAGGACGTGTGGGGTAACCTTGAATGGAATATTTGCCGCGGTGCCAGCTTTAGCAAACGTCGTTGCCACCTGAATGAGAGGGACCTTTTTCCCTGTTCTTGTGATGAATACCAGCCCCTCCCTGCTGCCTATGTATTCCTTGAGCGAATTCATCACGCTTTGGGGACATGTGATAACGGTTTCTTTCTTTATTACTTTCGTCTTGGACTGGGTAAAAGTTATCTCTCGTTTCTCCCAGCAAATCTGCCCTGTAGTAAGCCCAAGAACTTCATTTATCCTTTTCGCCCCCTGTATTGCAAGCTTGGCAATTAATTGATCTCTTGGATTTGTGAAGGAATTGAGAAAGTCTGTCCATTGCACGAGAGTCATCGCCTCTGTTTCTACCTTTTCTCTTACCTTTTTGAATGTTTTGGCAACGCCCTCTTTGCATGGCATTGCCCTTTTGATCATGCCCTGTGACCTTCGGCATAGAAAATGGGTGAAGGAAATGTAACAAGCCGCCCTTGTTTGCATTGTACACTCTGCCCAGGAAGAGTGGGTCTTGATCCTATCTACTACCGCGTCGTGGTTGATTAGAGCAAATGCCTGTAATGACATCCCGATATTGATATACTCCCCCTCCGCCAACTGCTTCATCCCCGACCTGTAGTTGATGGCCGTTAGGTTCCTAAGCGTTTTCAGCCATAATTCTAGAGATTCTCCTACTGTAAGATTTCGCAAGTTGTCCCAGTCGATGGAATTCTTGATCGTGATGGCTGCCTCATACGACAACGCGTGGGGTGAATCCCCCAATATCTGTAGCTGCTGTGCGTTTTGCTCAAGATTCATAGCCGCATCCCTTCTGAAATTTTTCAAAAAAAGACAAGTCCTCGACAATTCGACTTATAATATAGTCTTCTGAAAGTGTAACGGGGTTAGGGCTGGAAGTCAAGGTGTAGTGTAACGATGTACAGGAAGTTTGCGTATTCCTTACAGTTTTGACAACAAGATTTTTGAATCCCTCTGTATTTCGCACTGTAGCCTATCAAGAACAATTTTTAATCATCATTGGGCCAACCATACTCTGAAATAGAGATAACCCCGCCACGGGCACGCAAATGAGAATTAGAAGCTATCCTAGAGACCTGCTGCTGTCGCCTTCTACTTCTGGACTTTTCGCATCGTGTCCGCCCATCAAAGAAAGCCCGTTACCGAAGCCCTGTCATGGAAGGCACCTACAAACGCATTCTTTTGACCTTAGAGAGGCGATCGCTAGCCAAAACGTCAATACATTCGTTGAGCGTCTTTTGCCTCGCCTGGCGTTGAATAACGAGGTCTGTATACAAAATAATATTGGCAATAATTCTACTGCGCGGTAGGCTGAGAAAAAAAGCACTAATTACAAAAAACCTATAGCGATGAGAGGGCGATAACAGAAAGCCAAAGAAGATGAAAAAAGAAGTGCCCGCCACACGGCTAAGTGTAACGGGCATCGCGGGACAGTATCTAGCAGATCTTTCCTTTTCTTATTCCATCCTACCCAGGCTCGGGATCTAGAAGCAACAAAAAAAATATTTTGAACGCCAAGGATCCGTAGTTAATCGTCCTCCTTATCCAAAAGGAGGAAAAAATGAATAACGAACATCCGCTCATAAAAAAGCTTCTCACATTGCCACCAGATAAGCTTTTGTCATCGAAAGATCTTATCAAACTCGGGATATGCAGAAGCGTAAGCACCCTGTCCAAGATGCGGCAGAGGGGCGATTCACCTGATTTCATATTCATGCCTAAGAGGACCTATTACTACACGATTCCCGCCGTAGTTGCATGGCTTCAGTCATTACAG